GATAGCTGCTGCAATGTCCTGTACGGCGGTTTCTTCGTAGAGCTTTTTCATCTCAATAGCTCACCTCCGTGCCATCGGCGATGGTGCCAACGATTAGATTACCAGCCTTGTCATGCGCGGTCGTGCCGGACAGCAGCGCGTCCGCCGTGACCGTATCGGCTGTCAGGTCGATCAGCGCCCTGCCGTCATATACGATTTTGCTGACTGCCATATCGTCACCCGATCGTCACGGTCATTCCGCCCGCAGGGTTCGCGGCCTCCGCATAAGGGATCGCCGCGACTGTCACACCCGACAGATAGTCATAGCCGCTGTCGGGCTGGATAGTCTGCGCGGTTGTCTTCGGCGTAGCGCTTTTGGCCTGCGCCTTGATCGGTTCGCCGGAGTATCCGCCCTCCACACCGAGGATGGTCACGCCCGCTTTGATGTTGCCCGCGATGATTTTTGCCTGTTCGGTGCTGCTGATGCCCACCTTCCCGCCGCCGGTGTGGTAGCCCGCCGGGACGGTGTACTCGCCCGTTTTGGTGGCGATCGTTCCCGTCACAGCGCCGCGGTTCGGCATCGTTCCGGTTTTCTTCGCGCCCTTCACATACGCCGTCTTGCCGAGCAGGATATCGCCTTCTGCGGCAGTGGCGTCGCCGGTGGCGGCGTCATACGCGCAAGTGCCGGTGATCTCCTCTCCATCTTTCCCGTGTGCCGTCACGCCCGCCAGCAGTTTGTCCGCGGCCACGGTGTCGCCGGTCAGGTCGATCAGCACGTTGCCGCCATAAATGATTTTACTGTATGCCATAGTCAGCCTCCAACGATAAAAGTTACGCCGCCAGCGGCGTTCGGGATCTCCCGCGTTGGGATCATGTCGATGCGCACATCGTCGCGCATTGTCTTGCTACGCGTTGGCAGCGTCTGCGCCGTGATCAGAGGCGTCACGTCATATGTGCCGTCGTAGTAGTCCGCAGTACCATCCACGCGCTGGAAATTATCAAATGTCAGTTCCAGCGTTTGATGAGTCTGTTTAAATGCCACATCAATCCGCATCAGATCACTCCATTCTTGAGCACGCGGTCTGTTGGCAATGTGTATACACGTGTTGCAAGTGCCTCGCCCCCAGCCGTGCGCACGCGCACCTGCAATTCTGTCCTATCGCCGTGCTGCAGCTTGAGCGTCTCTTCTTGCGTCAGACGCAGTGTCACAGTATGCCCAGCACACTCACAGTCTGTCAGAGCCTTATCGATCACCACGCTACCACTTTGCGCAAATGTGATATACCCGGCGGCAATTTCGGCGGTCGGCATCGGCAGCGTAAACTCAAATGTCGGCGTAGTGCCACGTATCACGATATTTCACTCCTTTCAATTGCGCCGTTAGCCGTTACTTGTACTTTCCCACGACGTAATAACTAATGCGCGGTTTCACCACGGTCGCTGGATTCGGACGCGCGAGCGCATACGCCGGTGCTCCGGTAAGTAGATCGTCGGACGTGCTAAACAGCGATACCAGCCACGCATCCCCGCTTCCGCCCATATACGATGCCGTCACCGTCGGTTCTTCTGTGAACGAAAACGGATACTTCCGCGCGGCTGCGTTGACATCACTGCGCATCCACGTGCCAAAGTACAGCGATCCCCATGCTTCGTCGATCGCCAGAGTGTCGGTGCCAAATACCGCCCACATCTCTGCGACGCCGGACGCCCATTTGCGCCACGCCCACTTGCCGGTCGTGCCCTGGGCAACGACATAGTCCGCGCCAACACCGGGTACCGACGGTCCGGAAGGACCGCTATCGGACGTGTTGTAGCTGCTGCCGGATTCGACGCTATTCCCGACCGATGTTTTGCCGGAAAAAACGAATGTGTAATCCGTGATGATTGACGGGTATTCCCGGCCGTTGATGTCCTTGACGATGACCTTGTCGAAAATGTCAAGGCGCGGATCAGACGGAAGATCGCCAGAAAATTTATATACCGGCTTTTCTTTCAGCTGCGCGTACAGCGACTCGGCAACAGCTTCGGCCGCAACGGTGATTGACCCGGCCGGCCCTTCGATACCCAGCCACAGGTTGTCGTCGTTCAGTTCAATAACGTAGCCTCCGGCACCGGAAAAATACGTGTGTTCCTGCCCGTCACTGGCGAACGTCTTTTTCACGCGCACGCCTGTAACTTCTACCGGCGTTTTCGCCACCTCTACAGGGTTGATCCACTGCGTAAGCGTCACATCTGCCGCAGACGTGATCGGGCGCGCAAACAGTGTATTTCCAGACACCATGGCATTGCCTCCGCAGGCCAGCGCAATTGCTTCGATTACTTGCCGGATGGTGTGTTGTGCGTCCACGGTCGCCAGCCCGTTATACTGCAAACCGTGCTGATAATCCATTGGACCGGGCGTCAAGCCAAGCTGCTGCGCCGCCAGCTTCCACAGTTCCATATATTCGTGTTCGCCCTGCATCACTGCCGGACACAGCACGTCCGCCGCCTTCATGGCGTCGTAGCAGGTCAGCGTGGTGACTTCGTGCACGGTTTCCACTTCGTACACCTTGAAGTGGCCCATGTCCACCATGCGTTCGATTCCGTCAATGGTGATTGCCGCTTTCAGATGTGCCGTAGCCCCTTCGTACAACGACCAATAGTCTGCGTTTGACCACCCGATGTCGTACATTTCAATTGTCGCGCATTTGCACACAGATAGCCCGACGGGGTAGCTGCCGGATGATGTCTGCGCCGAGATCTTCGTGCCGCCCGGGCGGAAAGACTGCCGGCCTACCTGCAGGTACTGCCCAGCCTTCAGCGTTACAGTTTCACCGTTCCTCTCGAACGTGACATCGTGATCCCACGTAAAAGATGCTTCGACCACAAAGTTCGTCTGCGATGGATAGACGCTTGTGATTTGACTTTCGACTGTTCGCATATCATGTCACCACCAATCACGTCAGCGGATTGACGCTGACCATGTTAAAATCCAGGGACGTAAACAACTCTTTGCCTTCGTTCAGCCGGCCAATGTCAAGCTGCCCCTTGCCGACGTAAAACCACGACGTACACCACGCGCCATAATAGGCGGAAAAGTAGTGCAGCTGGAATTGCTGGCCTTTGGCGATGATCTTCAGGATCTGCGACAGCATAGTTTTGCTGATCGACGCCCGGCTATATCCAAGTGCTTCGACCGTGAACAGCGGACTGACGACGGCCGCGCCGGTCTGGGTGCGGCCGCTGTCCTCCGTGTAGGTCGTCTCAAAATCGTACGACAGCGCGCCGGAGTCCGGCTGCGGAAGCACCAGCCATTCATCCGACGGACTTTTTCGAATTTTAATGTATTCCTGTGCCATGTGTTACACCGCTACAAGCGGGTTTTTGCCCGTTTGCCCTTTCCGCAATTTTGCTTCGGTGATGACTTCATCAAACAGTGTGCGGCGATCCAACCGGGCGATAAACTCGTATCGGCTGCCAGCGCCGCCGGCTTCTTCGCGCACGATCTGGCGCAGCAGAGATTCCGGCGCTTCCAGGTTGTTGCCGTTTCGCTGGTCGCCCAACACGGCAAGGAACTGCCGGTTCGCCGGGATGACTGCGCCGCGCGCCAGCATCGGGATCTGCGGAACTGGCAGTGGATTCACGCCCCACAAATTCTGGAACGGGGAAATGCCGAGGAAACTGGCGTTTCGGATCATATTCAGCATGAAATTGATCCTGTTGAACGGCACGGCGATGATTGTGTTCATGCCGCGAATGATGGCGTTGACGACCGTGCGGAAGGTGCTTTCGATGCCCTCCTTGATGCCTGACCAAATACGGCCGCCTGTCGAAAACACGTCCTTGACCTTCTGCCATGCGTCTCGGAATTTGCTCTGAAACCACTCCGGAACAGACTTGAAGGCGCTTTTGATTCCATCCCACGCAGCTACAGCGCCGGATGAGACCTTTTCCCACAGGCCGCTGAACCAGTCCTTTACGGCCGTCCATTTTTCGATGACCCAATCCACTGCCGCCGCGGCACCTGCTTCCACATTGGCGAGGTGCTGCTCAAAAGCTGCATCGATACTGCTGATCGTTTTGCTGATCCAGTCCTTTATGGACGTCCATTTCCCAGAAAGCCATTCAAAAAAGCTGACGGCCAGCTGTTTACAGAATTCAAGCAATCTCGCAACTGCGGTCGCAAAAGCAACTATGACAGCCGTAAACAGTTCAAAGATTCCTTCGGCTATTTTGTTAACCCCATCTTTCAAATTCCCATTCAAAATGTCAGCAATGCCATCAAGAATCAGCGACACACCTTTCAGCACCGAAATCACCGCCCGAATTACCATTTCTAATGCACTTTTCACGACGTACTGCACGATCGGCGAATCCCAGATACGCTTCAGGGATTCGATGATCGAACGCAGTGCTTCGCCGATTTTCGCCAACCCCGCCTGGACGTTGTCCGGCAGCTTGACCTGGCTGACGCCGCTAAAATCAGGTGCGGCAGACCCGCCGCCCCCGCCTCCGCCGCCGGAACTGTCGTTTGATTCCCAGCGGTTCATTTCGTCCAACCCGGAAAGCTGCCGCTTCGCTTTTTCCGCCGCGTCACCGGCTGCGGATGTGGCGTTTGCCTGCTGGTACAGTGCTTTGGCGTTGGCCTGTGCCTGTGATGCCGTCTGACCGAAGATTGCGCCAAATACAGACGAAATAACGGCCGTAAGCTTCGCCAGCCATGACAGCAGCGTCCGAATGGCGGGAAGAACAAAACTATAAATCGGCGCGAAGGCCGTCAGCAGATTGCCCCTGATCTGCGCAAGGGACGCAGACATTTGCTTGTCTGCGTTGATGGTGTTCAGCAGCACAGACCGCATGGCGCGCAGCGCCTTCGCGATCATCGTAAAGATAAACACTTTCTTCGCGATGGTGGCAATGCGCTTTGCGAATTTGCCCATTTGTTCGGACACTTTCGACGTCGATGCAGCCGCTGACTGCTGCTTCTGTATGTAGGCGCCTATAGCGTCGTTTGCCTTGGCCTGGTCCGCCTGCAATCCCTGCAGTTGCAGTTGCGCGTCTTTCAGCTGCTGCGTCGTTTTCTGGATCGCTTCACCGGTTTCCTGCGTCACAGTCCCGGTGCTTCTGGTTTTCTTTTCGCTTTCTTCGACGGCCCGCAGCTCCGCGAGCTGCTTTTTCAATTCGTCGACCTTCTGTGCGGCCTTGTCCACATTATTCGCAGCCTTTTTCGCGTTGTTTTCCAGCTTCGCAAGGCCGGCGTCAAACTTGCCGCTATCAATCGCTGCTTCGTATACCAGATCGCCGACAACGTCAGCCATCGCGCGCACCCCCTGTCATCAGCTGCCGGATGAATTCATCTTCGTCGTCGGTCAGATGCGCCGACTTGAAATCGATCAATTCCCGGTTTTCGTCGTAGTATTCTCGCTCCCACTTTTCCAGCTTCTTGTGCTTGCGCAGCTTCCGCCGGATGTCCAGGATCGTGGAAAACGTGCAGTCACCGATCTCCATATAATATCCGATGAACGTCCACCAGTGCATATACGGCAGTGCGCGCACGTCCTGCCCGGCTACGCGGTTGATCGGTGCAATGATCATCGGGAAATCCTGCTCCCAGTCCATCTGCTTCGGCTGCTGCCGCTGATCGCCGCGATCCACGCCGCCGTCCAGAAACCACAGCATGAATTTCACCGCGGCGGCCATGTCCGTGATCTGATCCCAGTCTGGGTAAAAGATCTTGATCGCCACTTCGGCGCGATCCTGATCTGTCAGCTCTTGGTCATTCAACGCGGCGCAGATGTCCAGAATTTCGCGAAAGTCGCTTCGTATACGAAAACACCGGCCGCCGATACATGCTGCCTTCGGCAGGCCGGTATTCATGATCTGCGCTTCTTCCTTCGCTGACCGCCGCCGTTGTATTTATCCAGGTATTTCGCCTGACGCTTCTGCGCGGCAGCGGTCGCAACGTCCATCTCGCGCCGGATCTGGCGCGAAACCGCTTCCAGGAACGAAATGATTTGCAGGGAACCGGACGGCGTGAGCGAAACGCAGTAGGCTTTGCCGAACACTGTATCGCAGACGGGCGAAGGGAACGCCGCGTCCACCTGCTCGCGTGCGTATGCGTCCAGTTCGCGGATCGTCGTGCGGGCGTCCGTATCGCTTTCCTGCGTGCCCATTTCGTCGGCTTTGGCCTTGATCGCCATCGCTGCCGCTTCCAGCCGGTCGATGATACCGATGTCATTCGGATCAAAATAGATCTTCCGGTTTGCGTCGCCGTTAATTGTGAACGCTTTCAGGCCGGTTTCAAATGAAATGTTATTGCTCACGCCGTCACCCCCCTTATGCCGTCGCCTTCGTGAACGTGGCCACGCCGTCGGCAATGGCCGCCGTGCCGACCGTGCGCGTGCCGCCGTAGGTCACGTCAAACGGCATGTCCACCGTCTTGTCGCCGCCCAGCGACTTCACTTCAATCGCGCAGCCGCTATAGCGTTCGGCGAACATCGCCGTGTCCTTCGTGCCGGCATAGCAGTGCACGATCATCATATCCTGTTCGGCCAGCGCCGCAACGTCCTGATCCTTAATCGCCAGCTGCCACAGCTTCGTCAGCGCGGTCTCGCCGGCGTCCAGATTGCACGGGTCAAAGGTCTGCGTGATGGTCGGCGCGGACATGGTGGTAAACGTGTTGCCCAGGATGTCCTGCGTGGTCTCCTTGTTCCAGTCATATTCCTGGCTGCTGTCTTCCACGCGCTTGCCGACGATCGACCAAACCGGCGCGGAAGACGTTCCGGTATTCAGGAAGGCCATCAGCAGTTTGCGGGCAATCGTCTGGCCCGCGGTTGTGTTAAAAGTCGTACTTTCAGGCATAATGCATCACCTTTCAAAATTGTTGTCGTACCGCATCGATAGGGACACGGCCCAGTCTTCCACACCGTCGGCATAGCGCCCGGTCAAATAGGCCGCCGACACCTGTACAAATGCAGTGATCGTCCGGCCATCGCCGATGTCTGGCCACGCGGCAAGCGTGTGCTGCTGGCCGTCCGCCGTGATCGGCTGTTTTTCCAGCCATCGCGCCAGTTTGTCCAGCCAGCCCTTGATGTGGATGCGGTCAGTTTCCGACTGCGGCACGGCGCGATATACCACCTGAAACGCATAGTTGCATTTCTGGTACACACCGCCCATGATGTCGGTCGTTTCGCTGATCACCGTCGCCGCAGCGGACGGATAGATCCCGACGCCAGACTTGTCACCCAGTTCGCCGAACCGGATTTCACGCGCGCCGATGGCAGGGAAGTCATTCAGCAAGTCGCTCAGGATCGTTGAAAAATCTTTTGTGTCAACCATTTGATTCCCCCAGGATGATCCGCTTGCACTCCGCGGCCCATTCCTTGCCGTGTTCGTTTTGCGCGACTTCCGCCCAGCGCGGCACGCCGGTCGCAAACCGCAGGTCGCGGTCGGCTACAACTTTCACAGCGCCCTTACGCGCCCACGGCGAACCGGTTTCCGGGTCGACCATGACCTTGCCCATATACAGATACCTCGCATATGGGCCTGGGAACACAACCTGCCGGCCACCTTCTGTGACGTATGAACGCTGCTGCAGGCTGCCGGTTTTCAGCGGCATATACAGCTTGCTGTCCGCAAGCACCTGCTGTCCAAGCCATTCCTGTGCCTTGGCGAATCGTGGACCGTATTTTGAGAACCGAAGATTTACCCGGACGCGCCCTTTGACATAGCTGACGTCCTTATAGTGCTTGATGCCGCTCATGATGCTGTCACCTCGAAGTGCGCAATCAGCGGAAACCACGCGCAGGATGTGATGCGGTGGCACTCTGTTACTTTGCACAGCACATCGTATTCCGCCCAGTCGTGCTCGCCGCGGCAGAAATAATCGCCTGGCTGAAACGCAATCATGCCGCTGCGGTCATCCGCCGCCTGGTACACTTCCGGCGTCGCATAGGTCAGCGCGCCAATGGACGCTTTCGGTACAAGCAGCAGCACATAGTGCCCAGGCGCGTCGCCGGTCGTACCTGGCGTCATAGCGGTTTTCGCTTCCACCTTGACGCCGGTCAGCACGTGCCGCACCCACGTATCGTCCTGACCGCGCGCGCCGCGCACACGGGAAAAAAGTGTGACCATATCGCTATGCAGCAGCATCAGCACGTCACCCCCGCATACAGCACAAGGACGCCATCCACGGCCACGCCGGAAAGCCAGCGCCGAAGCAGGTCAAACACCAGCGCATCCCGCGCCGCCGTGGTCTTCGCAGCGGTCGTGTAGCAGCTGTCGGCCGCCTTGTATGTGATCGATTCGCTGCCGGACGACACCGACGCCACAGGGCCGGCGGTTTTTACGCCGCCGACGTCTGCGGTTTCAGCCGCGCTGTCACGCGCCTGGTCAATGCGGTAAAGGCATTCGGCCAGTTCGCACGCGCAATCCTGCAGCTTTTCGGCGTCGATCGTGGATTCCGGCAGCGTGCCGCCGAAGCGGTCGAACGTAAAGCGGTCGATCTCCCGCGACGCCGCACGCAGGTAGCGGGCAGCAGTCACTTCGTCGCGGAAAGGGGACAGATCGTCCCCGTACCGTTTTACGTATGTGTCAAAATCCGCGTACACCGTGATTCACCTGCCGATCACGCGCTTGCGTAGGACTTCACGTGCACCTGCGCAGCGTCCAGAACACGCAGGGCGACGTTTTCCTCGACCTGCGCCTTCGTACCGGCAAACAGCTCAGAATCGACCATGCGGACGATGCTGAAGTTATCGCCGACACCGAAGACGTTCGGATCGTACATGATGAATTCCACCTGCGCGAGGTTCGCCGCCGTAACGCTGGCCTTCGTACCGCCGTGCGGATAGTAGGCAAGATCAGCAGACGACGCGAAGCCGTTGACTTCGATCCAGGTAAAGCCCATGAAGCTGCCTACCTGGCCGCCGGCAGCGGCGGCGAGCAGCATTTCGTTGGACGTCGGGATATACTTCTCACCGGCGAACTCCAGCATCGTCGCGAAGAAGTCCGGGCTGCAAAGCACGATGGTGGGGTTGGCTTTCGCCTTGACCATGGCTTTGCGTTCGGCCAGTACCTGTGCCTTGAAGTTGGCCGCAGTGGTCTTCGTGGTGTTGGTGGACGCCGTACCCTCGGAAATCAGGCAGGCCAGCGCGCACTGGTTCTTCGCCTCCGCGACTTCGCGGGTGGCAAGGGCCAGATGCTCCTCGGCAATCGGGAACGCCACAGCAGCGGCCTGCACTCCGTAGATCTTCTTAGATGCCTGCAGGTTGTTGTTGAAAACAGCCTGAACCAGCGTGTCAGCGGCGGCGGTATCCGTGAAGTCACGACCGGGCGTGCCGACAGATGCTGCGGTGGAGGTCAGCTTGTGCCAGTAGCAGCCGCCGGCGCCGTCGACCATCACGTCCTGATAGGTCACGCCAGGCACAAGCCAGGTCTTATAAAACAGGTTGGGAAGAACAGTTGCCTTGTACTGTTCATCGACATACATGGATCCATACTGGATAGACATAGATCATCATTTCCTTTCGTAGTCTTAGCCCCTGAAAAACGGGTTGTTTTTGTATTTCTGGGCTACGTATTCTTTTGCGCCCCCCGCCGGCGGCACCATGCCGCTGTGATCGGACGAAAAGCGCGCCTTGCTGGCGGGATCGGCCACAAGGATGCCGGGGATCTCCTTGCCGTTCTGATCGGTGACAAGGCCGGTAAACAGGTCGTCGATCGACTTGCCGCGCGCATCGTCAGACCCCAGTGCTGTCACCAGCTTGTCCGTGATGCTTTCGCGCGTGATGTCGTTGACGAAATGCTTGCCCAACAGGAACGTGTCCACCGTACTGCGCAGCTTCACGGCAGCGGCGTCCTTCTTGCGGTTGTCCCGCTCGGTCTGCAGGTCATTGGTCAGGGTCGTGATCTGACCTTTCAGCGCTGCGACATCCACGCCGTCAAAGGCGGCAAGCTTGCCCTGCACGTCTTTCAGCGATGTGTCCAGCGCATCGTGGCGTTCCTGCAATTTGGTGAATTCCGCCACGGTCTTGTAGTTTTCGGCGACGGCTTTGCGCAGATCCGCCGCCTTTCCTTCCGGAATCGTGATACCGAAGTCGGAAAGAATGGTCTCGATGTTCTTCATGCGTAATCCTCCTGAACGTAATTTTTAACAGCCCGTCGGCTGTGTGGATTGAGCCGGATGAACCACCGGCGGGGTCGTGATATAGCAAAGGGGCAGCCGGTTTCCCGTCCGCCCCTGCGTATCCTGATTTGATTTTGGGTACAAGAAAACCACCTTGCCGATTGGTAAGATGGTTTTCATGATTATTATATAAAATAATTTTCTGCTTCAGCGTTTACACAAAGGCAGGCGCTTGGCAGGCGTAGCATCCTCCTGCGTCTCTTTTTTACCATTAAGGCGTGTGGTCGCTACGAAATTCACCACCTCAAGCGCCTGTCTTTATGATAATTGTATTATAGCCAGATTATTCCCTTTTGTAAAGAATAATATTGTTCCGGACGCGCTGCCTATAGCGTTTTTCATTTTCGCACATGACAGTAATAACGGAACTTTTCCGCCACGGCTCGTCTCCTTCTACGGCAATGCGTACCACAACGCTGATGTTTTTTGAATTAAGCGATATGGTTTTACTCGCAATGGCGGTATTTTCATACTTTTTGTCTTTGAAAATGTAGTCTGGATTTTCGATTATTTCTTTGAAATAAGGGCTGTATTTATCGTAAAACTCTTTCCCGCGCCGTTCTATGATATGTTCTTTTTGCTTCTCGGTCAATATAACATCGCTGGAACGAATATGCTCCGCGACGCAGGAATAACGCTGTACATCCAGCTTTGCAATCACAGGCGGCGCTTGCACAGGCGGCGCTTGCACAGGCGGCGCTTGCACAGGCGGCGCTTGCTGCGTCTGAACTTGTCGGGCATCAACTGCTTCCGCCGATGTCCAACTTTGGCGTGCAGCAGCGGACGCAGTTGATGCCGCCGAGTGATCCCAACCGGCAACGGCAAGCCGCTCGTGGTACGGTTTCAGATCGTTATCGGCGCAGAACTTCGTGTAGGCCGCGTTCTGATCCTGCAGGCGCTTGGCGGACTGAGTGTATTTCTCCCGCAATTTTGCCTTGGCTTCCGGATCTTCGCAGCTTTTCGCGGCTGTGTGCAGCGCCGCACACTTGCGCTTCTGCGCCCGGATGCGGCGTTCCATCGCGCGCTGCGTCTGCGACTGCTCATAGGCGCGTCGATTGGCTTCGGTATCGATCGGCTTGTTATTGTTCCGGCTAACGCCAGGCAGGAACGGTGTGAATGAATGGCGGCAGTTATAGCCGCACAGGCCCAGCGGGTTCTCCGGGTAGCCAGTCGCATCCAGCAGGTTATCAAACTGCGCGTCCTTGCCGTCAATGCAGTACACCTTGCCCTGCCAGCCGGCATGATCGGCGATTGGGTCAGTATCGGACACACGCGCGCCAAGATGCTGCGACACCAGCACATGATTCCAGCCCATATCCTTGCACTGCTGGATCGTCATGTTACCGGATGACTGCGCCACGCCCGTGCGGATGCAGCGCAGCACCGCCACTTCCAGCGTGTCCTTGTGGCCAGACGGATAGCGTACGATCGGCTGCACCTGCCCCAGCGCCTTCACGCCTTCTAGCATGGCGGCGGTGTAGGACTGCGCGCCGGTGCGTACTTTCCAGTATGCATCGTCGCAGATGCCGATAAACGCCTGATTGGTCGCGCCGGCCGTCGTGCGCGTGATGTTAGATATTTCGCCGACCGTGCGCTCGTAGGCGTCCGTGATGATCGCCATCATGCGGGGCGACAGACTGGAAAACGTCACGGCGGCGGCTTCAGCGTCCGCCTTTGCTGCCTGAATGCCGCTATCCTTGAAGATCTTTGCGATTTCCTGCTGCGATTTGCCGGTGCTTTTGGCCAATGCCTTCTGGATTTCATCCAGATTCCCGCCGGCCTGTTTCAGCACCCACGCCTGCCATTCATCCGTGCCGGTCAGCAGCTTCTTTTCTCCGCGGCCGAAGCGGATCATGAAGCGTTCGATCATATCGCGCGCGATCCATTCCGTCAGGTCGTCCAGCAGCGGAAGCAGGGTTTCGCCGATCTCCTGGAACTGTTCTGGGGTGATCATTCGGTATCAGGGAACAGCCCCGGTTTCGCCGTGTTGGCTTCGGCATAGGCCGCTTTCGCATCGTCTTCGCTGAACCCTTCAAAGCGCACCAGATACATCCACCACGGCAAAACGCCGAGCTGGCAAAGGCTTTTTGTGTTCTGCCGGTCTTCTTCGTAGCTGTATGTGATGTCTCCGAAATTGTACGTCACGGTATACGTACCATACGGCGCCAGGTCGTAGATATCGGCATAGTCATTCAGCGCCTGAATCAGGTCATCCACAGCATTCTGGATGCGGTCACGGATGTCCTTAATGCGCTGGATGGTGCGGCGGTCATCGGCTTCCACCTGCGTTGCAGTGGCAAGGCCCTGCTTTTCGTTATAGCTGAAATATCCTTCGGAAAAGCCGCACTTGGTCGACAGGCTTTGCAGCAGCATATTGATGCCGGTCTGGCGTTCGCCGGTTTTCAGCTTGCGGTCGATTTCCTGATAAAAACTTTCCGCCGCTGAACCGGCAACGTTTTGCACATAGCGCGGTAGCCGCACGGAAACATTCTTCCGCCCTGGTTCGCGCAGCAGACGGTCATCCACAAGGGCAATCGACCGGGAATCCTGAATTTCGTCCACCATCGCCGACCATGCAACGTCCAGCCCCCGCAGCTCTGGCAGGGCGTTGGCGTAGATAGACATACCGCATGCGCCGCCGTCAATGTTGTTGGCGTCCGGCATGGTGCACACGGCAAACAGCGGCGCGGTATCATCCAGCACGGCGTCCGGCAGGATACCCACCCAATCCGGCACTTCATCCAGATTCACACGTGATGCCGATGTTTTGCCCTTCGCCAGCCGGAACGCGCGGTTGGAAACCACATAATGCGTCCCGTCGTAGCGGTGGTATTCGGCCTTGACGTAGTAATAATCCGGCGTTGCCTTTGTGTCATACAGCACGACGCCGATCACGCGCTTGCGGTTATCCACAGCCGTGATCGTAAATTCCGGCGGCGTGTACAGACCGATGCTGTCCGGCGTTGGCTTCAGCAAAAACATGCCGGCAGCGCAGCCCACGTCCACCATGTCACGCAGGAACGGAATCAGTTCTTCGTTCAGCCGCTCCTGCAGCCAGTCCGCGCGAGCAGAGCCTGACAGTTCGACGCTGACACCCATCGTCGCAAGGCGCGCAGCTTCGCCGGTCACGGCCTTTGCAAAATTGATGGTGCGATCCTGATCGTTTGCCCACGGTGGGGTGCCCATCCAGATCTGCATCCACAGGTCTTCCGCTTCGCGCATTTCCGGCGTTACCAGCGGCGCAATGCGGAATTCTTCGCGGATCTGCTTTTTTACGCTGTCCAGCGGGATATTGATTTTCACAGGCAGCCAACCTCCTTGAACACTTCGCACATTTTCGGAAACTGCGAAGCAATCCAGTCCACGTATGTTTCGTCATGGCCGTATTCCGGATGCGTAAAGTTTTCGGACAGCCCGCTTTCAAACAGAAATGCATGAATGATCTCATGACGCATAACTTTTTTCTGATAGACGCTAAAGTCTTTCAGGTCGCAGTCTTTGGCCTTTTTTGAAATAACAATGGTCTTTACCGTTTTGTCGCAGTAACCATCGCATTTTTCAAGCATTGCATCTTCGGCCGCCGTGGCTTCAATGATTTCATATTCCGTCCCCAAAATATTTACAGTCATGCACTTGCCCCCCTGCTCATCGTCAGCGGTTCCAGTGCGTACCGCGTGGCGTCGATGCTATGGTTATTCACGTCCGGGTATCCGGTGACGACGTTGCCGTCCCTGTCCCGCTCGTATTCGTATTCTGAGAATTCTTTCGCTGCATTCGGGCAGCGCACCGGGTCGATGATGATGCGCCGACGCTGCAGCCACTTCATACCATGTTCGATTGACCCCGGGCCTTTAACGGCACCGGTGACGGGTAAGCCCATTTCGCGGTGATCGTTGACGCTTTTCGGTTCGGCCGAATCCGCCGTGATGGTGTAATCGTCATAGCCGTGCTCGATGATCCAGCGCGCCGTCTGTTCGTTCGATTCCTTGTTGACGTAGTGTTCTGCGAAGATATACACCGCCTCGCGGTCGCTGTCGTAGTAGCAGCGGATGAAGCAATACGGGTCGGGATACCAGCCCCAGTCCTCTCCCTGAAAGATGCGGTCAAAATGCGAAATTTCTTCGTCCGTGATCTCCCGCAGCTCCAGATAGTCAAAGACGCTGCCGCCGTCGCCATTGGCTACGCCTTCGTATTCATGTTCATACGCCGCCGGATTGACCTCTTTCAGGTGCTCCGCGTCGGCGATAAACTTTGCGCCCAGCCATTCCGGTGGCGCTTCCGTGTAACTGGAATGATGGAAAATGCGCCCCGGATTCGGGACAAGCCGTTCCTTGTTGACCCAGCTGGATTTGGATTTCGGCGGGTTATACGACGAAAAGTCATAGGATTCCGCGCCGCCACGCAGCACAGATTGGTTGATAGAACGTTCTTCTTCCGGCCCGCAAAGCTGGTCTTTTTCTTCCTTCCACAGTATGCCGATATACCCAAACGGCGGCTTGATGGATTTCAGTTTCAGCGGGTCGTCACAGCCGCGAAAATAAATCGTCTGGCCGGTTTCTTTCAGCACGATTTCCAGCGGCGACAGCTTGCAGTTGAATTCATCATACAGCCCCAGTTCATTGATCGCCCATTTCATCTGGGCATACACGCTGTCCTTCAGGGTGTTGCCCATCTTGCGGATGATACAGGCGTGCATCGTCGGGTTGTTTTTCAGCAGCTCGACGATTTTCAGGGATATATATGACGATTTCAGGCCGCCGCGGCCGCCTTCAAAGACATACGTCATGTTCGGCTGAATGCGCCGGTTGATGTCGACAAACGCCCGGCCGATGACGCGCGCAGGCAGCTCATAGTGCGCAGATGCACGCGCCGCCGCCTTTGTTTCCTGCTCTTCCTTGATGCGCAGCGACTTCTCCAAATCGCCCGCCGCACGGAGGCGGTCAGCGATGGAGGTTTCAATGCCGAACTGGTCTTTTTCCTGCCCACGCATGATCGCCGTGCGCAGCTCCTGGATCTCTTTCAGGGATGCCGTGCGCTCGGATTCGATTTTTTCCTGCCGCCGCGCTATATAGATTTTTATGTCAGGCTTTGTCAGGTTTTCCGCTCCGATGGATTTGGCGGTTTTCGCCGAGTATCCCGCCCGGCGCGCCGCCTCGGTCGCATTGCCCAATTCGATGTAAAAATCCGCAAAAGCGCGCTGCTTTGGCGTGAGATTCATGGGATCACCCGCTATAGATTTTCGCCAGCGTTTTTACGACATCCGCCATGCTGTAAGTCTCCAGTACGCGCGTGCTGATATGCTTCCCGGTTTCATCGGTTTCTGCCTTTTCCAGCACGTATTTTGTTACCATCCGGCCAAGCCGCTCGGAGTAGTGCTGTAACTGATTGACTTTGTAATGCTCGCCGCGCTGGTTCAGCGCCGCCTGCAGTTTGTAGGTAAGTTGTTTCAGATTCATAACCGCACCAGAATGCACAAAGCACCGAACCCGAAACCGGGCCGGTGCTTTGCTTTGTTGAGAGACATGAGAAAACCGGAGTTGACAGAGACAAGAGAAAAAGCCATGCGTACATTCTGCAAAAAGGATCAAAGGAAGAGAGGTATATCACAAAGTGACTTGCGGGGCTGGTCTCTCTCGCAATCCCGCGATATCACTTTAACACAGATTTTCGCGGAAATGTTCCCGATTTTTTCCCACCTTGCGCTCACATCTCCGTGAGACCGTACATCGTTATCGTAAAATTCCGCAGTGCGCAATCCTTCCAACGGTAAGCTGTCGTTTTCTCGATGGCCAATTCCCGGCACAGCCGCTCGACGCCGCCGATACACGGCGTGATGTAAAAGCGCTGCAGCACACAGCGGTCCCGCTCAGAGAGCTGATTCAAGGCACGATCCACGCGGCGTACACGGTTCTCTGTCAAGCGCTGCGCCTCTTCCAGCCGCTCGCGCTTCAGGATGTTGTTGACGAGCGCATCGTCCCGGCCGTTTGAGCCGCCGGCGACCGGACTGCCGTCCGCCGAGGCGCTGCGGATGCTCGTGATCTCCGTCGCCAGGTCAGCGATCTGACCGCTGATGTTTGCAATTGCCGCCTTTCGGTTCATGTAGTTGCGCAGCTCATCGGCCGCCTCCCGCTTCCAGTCCAATTAAGTCACCTCCACATAGCGCCAGCTCTGCGGTGGGCGCTTGATTTTGCCCTTGTCATGGCAAGCGTTGCAGTCAGTTGCCCATTTCGCATCGCAATCATCGCACTCATACGGACGACAAAGCGTGCTCAGTGCGCGAGGCTTATCATAGATTCGCAAGCCTGATATGCGCCATGCCCAGCCTTTCCGCCCGCCGAGATACGCCTCGGCCGCATCGCGGGTCAAGCAGGCGTCATCAAAGATCTCGTCCGCCGGGACAACGCTCCAATCCGGCAAGCATATGCCATATCTCTCCGGGCTGACGCTACCGCCAAAACGGAGGAGGTGGACAGTGTCATAGCACTCAAACTCGCCGATGACCTTACCGCCACCGTAAAATTGCGGCTTTGGATAATCCGTCTCGATATAGTCCTCGTGCGGGTATCTCGGTTGCGTACAGTAGATATAGCACTTAAACGGCGTGTGCAGCTTTGGGCGGCTCTTGCGCACCTCAACGGTCTTTGTGCCATTGGCGATCAGCTCGCACCATTTGGGGCGGATGCTGATAAGTACGGCCTTACTCATTGTGCAGCGCCTCACTTCCCGGGACGATACGATCCCAACAGGCCGCGCACAGTACTTCTTTTACCTCTCGCTGATGAACATGTTCATGCGGGCACGGTTTGTTCTTCGGCTCGTAACCGTAGGTATTCGGGCATCCAAAACACCCGCCAATACAGGTTTCGTCCACCGCGTTCGGATGCTCCAGCGCCAGCAGCTCGCGGAATGTGCAGCCGTGCGACTTCCGCACAAGCATGTCTACCCGAAAAGCGTCCCAATTCGCCGTCGGCACGCCGACATAGTCGCACCACGCGCGTTCCAGCTTCGCGCCGGCGGATTCCACCCAGTCCGGAAGGAACACAACGTAGTCCACCGCCTCCATCTCAGCGAAGCAGATGCGCATATAGTCCAGCTTGGTCAGCCCCTCCGGCGCTGTGGCCGGATTGATGACCGTCGCGCCCAGCCGCTCAAGTTGTGCAGCCGCTCGGGCGAATTTCCCCTTATAGTCCGGATCCCCGGCGATTTTCCCTGATATGTAGATCTTCATGGTTGCCCTCCTTATCCGATCAATGTCGGTATTTCGTAATTGCACCAGAGCACTTCCGTGCGCCTATCGCCATTCTGGTTATAGGCCTTCCGCTCGATGATGTTCCAGCCACTCAGTTCGCTGTCATACATGGGTGAGTGATACCCGGATAGAATAACCGGCCCCGGGTGCGCTTTCAGCGCTGCCAGCAATGCCTCGTGGTCTGCGTCTGTCATTTCGTACCGATACTGCTTTCCGCTGCGCGTTTCAAGCAAATACGGCGGATCTGCATAGATCAGCACGTTCTCGTGCCGGAAACGCCGAATCAGCTCCAGCGCCGGGCGATTCTCTATCTGTACTTCTTTCAGCCGCTCGGCCGCGGCCCGTATGTTCTCGGGCATATCGTTCCAGCAGTTCAGGCAGTAACTACGCTCACGCGCATAAACGTCGATTTTAAATCCGGTCTTTTGATACGTCTTGAAGCCGTGCCCCATCCTGCTACGGATGCAGAACCGCACCGCGCGGTCGAAGTCTGTTTCTCCGCGATTCTCGTGCGCATCATCAAAGACTGCGCGCGCATATGGCGTTAAATTGATCTCCCGGGCAAGCCGCTCGGGCTCTGCGCGCAGAACGCGGAAGAAATTCACGATATCCCCGTCGATGTCGTTCACGGTCTCGATCGCCGATCGCGGTTTGCTGAAAAGCACGGCCAAAGAACCGGCGAACGGCTCCAAATAGGATCTGTGCGGCGGCATAATTTGCACGATTTCCTGTGCCATGCCCCACTTTGCACCGGGGTAATTCAAAATCGCATTCACTGATTCGCCCCCATCACTCCACCTCCTGCATCCAGAACTTGCGGCGACAATCTGTGCACCCACCAGATCGGCTTAAATTGCAGACATACATCTTGTCAATATTTCTTGGGCACATCCCGACAATGCCATCATCGTCCATCATGCAGTTCGGCCACTGCTCCAAAAACACGCTTTGCCGCGTCTTGTGCGGATGCTTCTTTGACCACTGTTCCACCATCGCAACGGTTTTTTCAAAAAGCTCAATGGCGTTATCACATTTGTCGCCGTGATACTCACACTTTGTGCAATCGCTGGTCGATTTACACATCCGTCTGAATTCGCTAAAAAATTCTACCACGTCCATATTCACACCCCCGCGTCCCACCGCGCCTGCTGCATAAACGACAACTGCTGCCGCAAGTCGTCGATCGTGCGTTCCTGCCGCGCCACCTCGGCGGAAAACGCCAGCGCCTTGCGCCGCTCGTTACAGAGTATGGTTTCCGCTTTTTCCCGCTGCTCATGCTCCTGCTCGGCATAGTCGATCAGCTTCTGCACCGCGTAGTGCGCTGACGGTGAAAAATTCAGGTTGCCTTTGTCGTTATTGAGCAAATCGCGCACGGCAAAGATGATATCCTCAGCTAATACCATTGGTTACACTCTCCTTTTCGTACTCCGCCCGGTCGAGGGCGGTCGTTGCAACGGCATACGCGCTCCACTGATCGGCGCGGAAGCCGTAGAAAAAGTCTGGATTTGCTTTCGTGCCCTTACCGCTGCGGAAGTCGTGCGACGCGAAGCGGTCAATCAGCGCGTGGCGGATGGTGGTATCGTTCGCGCGGGGGCTGCCGCAGATGGTAAGCTTCTCTTCCTTGCGGGTGATGATGTGGTACGGTACGCCGCGGGCGTCGAGCAGCTGCTTATAGCGCCCGATCCACTCGCACGTCTCGAACACGTCACGCCCGACCGCCATGCCGTAAGATTCGATGATCTCAATCGCGGCAACGGTAAACGCGCCGACGGACACAATGCCGGAGACGAGCGTGTTCTCGTCCTTTCCCCCCTGCACCGGTGCGCGGGTGACAGTATCGACGATGCACCAGCCGGTTTCCCGGTTGCCGGGGTCAAGGGCTAACATGGTCGGCATTCTGCGC